TCCGCTAGCGGGAGATGGTAGAGCCGCATCGGCCGTAAAACCAGCAGCAGAGCCAGCAGTCGTGACCGTGACAACCTTGTTAGTGTTGGCGTTATACGTTCCAGCGTTGACGAGGTTTCCGCTGATAACCGTGATCGGCAAGAAAGAATCCCCGGTAAAAATAAATAAATCTTCATTCTTCTCGTCGAAAAACAGCTGTCCTTGGAAATCACCATCAGGGAAAACGACCACATTATCTGTCGCACCGGCCCCACCGAATTTGCAAGTTGATTGATTGGCAAGTTTGGCTGCAGTAACCGAATCACTAGCAAGCAATGACGCAGGAATAGTTCCTGTTGTGATTTTCGACGCCGGAATATCTGGAACGTCACCTGCAACTAATGTGGCACCAGTGGTGACGTGCCCCTGTGCATCGATCGTAACCTTGGTAAATGTACCTGTTGTTGCTGTATTGCTGTGGTCAAGGTTTCCAGCCGCATCAACTGCTAATCCAGTTCCAGGAATGATGGCACCTTTTGTGCTGGCAGTTGCAGCCGGTAAGTCTGATGCAGCCAACACCCGACCGCCAGTAACTAAACCTTTGGCGTTATAGGTAACGACATGATGCGTTGAACTAGCAGTTACGTCATTGTCAATTTCAATCGTGTTTGAATCCATGCGGAGACCTTCCGCATTAACAACCACACCACCTTTTGCACTTGTCGTGGCAACCGGCAGATCGCTTCCATCAATCGTTCGATAAGCAAGCGCACCACCAGCACTGGTCGGCCCAGCAAGAAACTGATTAGCAGCAGATGAATCGTTGACACTTGCTGAAATCGCAACACTATCGCCTGTTGTCGTAGCGACAATGTCAACAACACCGACTGTGCTACCGCTAACGCTGTTAATTGAACCTGCAGCTTTTAAACTAAGCCATGCAGACCCTGACCACGCATATAATTTGTTATCGTCAGTATCTAAAGCAAGCTGTCCTGCAAAGGAACCAGACGCAGGTAGCGTCGTGACTAGATCAACTGTTGACTCATCAGCGAGCTTGGCTGCTGTAACAGCATTGGCCGCCAGTTTGACTGCAGTGATTGCTGAGTCAGCAATGTCTGCTGTAGCAATGTCGCCAGCAGCAAACAGGATCTTTGCACCAGGAATCGTGTCATCACTGATTAGCGTGACGCCGTTAGCGATCAAATCGCTGATCGTTAGTTTCTTTGTTTCGCTAGCACTGCTGTCAACCGCAGCCAACAAGTCACCGCTGGCAAGATCCGCACCAGCAAGGGCCGCTAGCTCGGATATTTTTAAGTCAGCCATGATTTAAAGCTCCTTAGCTACGTTGCGCTAGGATTGTCTTGGCCTAGCTTAGCAAGCGGTTACTAGCTTGTGCCAGAACCGACAATGCCAATCTCCTGAGAGCTATCATCTTCAAGAAGCTTGCTGCCATCTTCTTGCGTCAAAGCAAACGGCACTTCAAGATCAACTTTTAGCTCAACCGGACCCGTAGTAATAAAATCTGCCGTAATTTGAACTGTATCGCTAGGAGAAAACTGCACAGCAGCAGCAGTAATTATACCTTCAACCTTGTAATAAAGCTGGTCGTTGTTTCTTATAGCAACACCACTTGGATTATAGTTGCTGTCTTTAATATACAAACGTGCGGCGAAATTACTGCCAACTTTTGTCCGTAGAATCAGTTGCAATAAATAATTTGGAAGCTCACTGCTGTCATCCCCAGCGTATTCCCAAAACGCACTGAAACGACCCGATCCAGAGATCAAAGAGCTGACTCGTTGCCGGAAGTTATCTGACAACACAGTTGTATCTACGCTTTCGCGCTCAGTGTTAATTTCATAACTGCTAACCTGCGCCAACAGGCGGCGTTTATTTTTAATGGTCACTTCAACATTGAGATTGCTGCCTGTGCTTAACGGCGTAGCATTTGCTGTGCCGCCATTCACTGCATTTGCAAAGCTGCCGTAAAGTCTTATGCCACCAGCTTCGTCAACATTTATGTATTTGGTAACACTAGAATCTGTGTAACTACTGCCGTCGCTTTTATTAATAAAATCTAACGCATTGCCATTAATTTCTTTAATTGTTATCCTGTCTCCTGTTATCAACTGGTCTAGGTCAAAATCAAAGCTGAATCGTTTTTCGGCTGTGTTTACGTCATTGCCGTTGATTTTGCCGACAAGCCTAGCGTCAAACTTGCGCTTCAGCTCAACTTTTCCAAACGTGCCAAGATAAACGCTCATTAGATGTTCACGAACTGTGGTGCTCCATGAGACTGGAACGTAATGTCAGCAGCTAAAACCTCGCCAACTGCCATTGTCATTGTAATGTTTGTTATGATTACACGCATTTCGATAAACAGTCCATTATCCGTTCCATCATCAACTTTCAGTCTTAGACTGGACCGATTTGTGCCGTCAGGGCCTTGTGCGAGCGTAGCGCCTTGGAAAAAATCTCCGCCGATCTCTCTTGCTTTAATTACTTTATTGATAAATGTACTTGCATTATTTGTACCTTTTATGCCTGGCGTTTCTTGATAGTAAAGCACACGGCAGCTGCCTGTGGTTGTACGACCATCAGCAATGAAGCGATCATCAGTTTCTGCAAGCGTCTTGATGCTCAACAGAGATACGGATGAACTGACTGACCAGTTCTGTACCTGAGCAATGGTGTTGCCATCAAGCAACAGGCTTCCATGTCTTCCGGTGTAGTAAGACATCAGAGCACACCAATCAGGTTCACTGTAACACTGCTGACTCCAGGACGCACCTGAACAACCTGTGGCGGATTCTCGTATCTGTATTTATTGCCTGAAGCTTTTGGCCCCAAGGCGCTTGGAGTACCTTCCCAGCCACCACGCGCAAAATCTCTGTCGCCAATGTCAAAGGTCTGAAAGCTGCCTTGAACCTCGTCGTAATGATCCAGAAATTGCTCTGCGACATCATCAAAGACATTTGCATACGTCAGCGACAGCTTCATATTGGTGCGGTTGCTGCCATACAGAATCCTCGTCTCAGCCCCATTCTGCGCCTTAAACGTCCTGACTGGATAGTCGCCAGACTCAAACGCTCGTGCAGTAGGAACAAGATCGGGGAAAGGCATTAGAAGATTCGGAAGCTATCAGACGTTACCAACGAGGCTAGCTCGCTTTTATCATCATCATCGCAGGGATGCTCCGATGCCACAATATCAACCGTGCCCTGCTCTGAGAAGGTCAGTTGTTCGACAACATAGATGTTTCTAGAAACGGTGTCGTTTTTAAGGCTAAATACAGAATCGTGGAATTTTGATTCCGTCACACGTCCATTGCTAACGGTCATTAGTCCTTCTTCGACATCTTCGGAATTACTCTTAAAATATGAAACTTGATATTGGCCGTCTGCTAAATCGTTTGCGCTAGTAACAACTCCAGTGCTGCTGATCGTTCCATTGTTGGCGGGACTATAAGGGCTAGCCTCTGTGACAACTTTGATGTAAGACCCCGCAGCTATACTCAAGCCTTCAAGTGTTGTTGAAAAACTAATTGTATGAGTAACAAGCTTTCGCAAGGCAATAAAATACTTGGCGACCAGAACGGCATGATCCTCAGATGTGCAGAATTGCGTCAAATCAAACTGCTCTTGAGGCAGTAAGTCAACAGTTCTGTCGTCTGAAATTTCTCCTTTTAACGCAACCTCAACTGAACGCTCTTCAGGCAGCTTATTAGGCTGTTCATTTCTGTACCGGACAACAGCCTTGAACTGACGCCGTTCTTCCGAACGTAAATACTCAACCTTAAATGTATCTTCTAAGATATTGCCGGATGTAAACAACTGCTCAATTACGACCGGACCAGTGTTAATGTTTCCGCTCTTGGGGTTGTACGGAATAGCAGGCTTGAGCGCAAATTTACCATCAGACACAATAAAGTTGCACAAAAAGTCTGGCGCTAGATCCGTAATAAATTGCCTCAAATTTGTTCTGTCCGTTATTGGCCCATTAAAGTAAAGCTTCTGTTTTTTGATAAACCGCGTGGTTTCAATCATTTGATCTAAGTCAACCAGCGGAGCATTATCAGCCTTCATGCCAAGCAATCCACCTGCTCCAGCCATCTGGTCCGTCAGCAAATAAAAGACTAAATCGGTAAACAAATTGCTGGCGCCAATTTCCTTTGAATCGCCATAGCACTGCTCACGATCTGGATGCAATCGTTTAACTCTGGTGCCCCTACCGATCCAGCAACGCAATTGATCTAATTGTGTAAAATTACGCGATGCTCGCAAAGACAATCCGGCCTGAGTTAAATTGAAAAAATTAGGAACTCTTTCGTTTTCAAGTATTTCGTTGACATATACAATTTCATGCTCGGGTGCATTGCTGTTTGACTTTTCAACAAGCTCTCTATAAAGACTTAAGTCAGAAAGCTGGGAAGTTGTCACAAACCCTTCTGCACCTCGCTCTACCGTTGGTGTTGTTATTACATTTATAGACCCTATTTTATATCTAAAACCAACATTTCCGTATTTGTTATGAAATGGATTGTTTACTGCACTTGGGGTCACAAGATGATCAAAAGTATCTCCAGCTTCCCAGTTGTTCGTAGTATCCGAATCTTGAACAACAGTCATTGTTGGGCGATTCCATCCCTTGCGCTGACCAGAGAAATTTTCGTTAAGATCTTGTACTGTAGATTGAAATTGAATCTTTATAGATTTTGCCCCTTTAGTAAAGGTTACCACTTCTGGGTTTGAAACGCTTCCAGCACTAAGATTCTCAGCGTTACCGAAAAGCTCGTAAAGATAACCTTGTGTGCGGCCACCTAAAACTTCAACTTCACTGACGTTTGTGATTTGCACATCACGGCCCGAAAAAGTTAGGTTTCCTCCTGAGGCAGTCGTTCCACCTGGGTTGTTTTGCCTGAATGGGTTGCTGTTTGGGTATTCACTGGGATCGCCTCCATAAACATTTGTTCCACCCAGTCCACGCTTAATCGTCACCACATCTCCTACAGCAAAACCACGCGAACTGCCAACCACATCTGCCGTGTTTGGCACCCAAGCAGTTCTCGCTCCATTAGCGTATGCGTAATGAGTTGAAGCTAATGCAATTTTTCTAAAAGTCCAATCAATAACAATCCATTTATTATTGTCAAAAAATTCCCGCGTTCTGATTGTAGGCGTACTATCTCCTACAGGCGTTTGAAAATACAAGCCATTATCGGCGCTACCTGCTATCGCATGTGAAAATGCTCCATTCTTACCAGGAGCAGATTTGTCGTCATCAGTGTCTAGGCTGCCGATATTCCTAATGCGCTGAATCGCTTCTACTTGCGTTCCAGAGTCAGGCTCAGGAAGTACCTGCCCTCTCTCAACAGAAGTTGGCTTATCTATATTTTTAGTCCCGATTATTGTTTGCTCACCCCTAAAAAACTCTTTGTTGCTAGTAATTAATAATTTTGGCACTTTTTTGCCCTTGTATGCAACTTTCATTTCTCCAAGACCAGGTAGCCTTACATTTTCTGTCCTTGAAGAATCTTCGCCGTCATACTCGTTATTTAATTCAGAAAATTCAAAATCATCAGCCAAAAGCCTCAGCTCCGATCCTGGCACTGCTACAAACTTAAATTCAAGCTCTTTTGGCGTTTTGTTTGACGATTGAATAATGCGTATTGAGTTGTATTGAGCAACAGGCTTGCTTCCTCTGATTGCAAAAAACTGAGGTAAAGGCGCAAATGTAAATCCTTTGCCTTCATCTTCTTGCCCAGCTTTTCTAACAAAAATTCTGAATACAGAAGACCTAGTAATTGAGCCAGTATATGTTGCATTATTAATAGAGACATTTTCTTTGCCAAAGTCCCTTATTTCTTCTGGAGAAGGCAAGCCACCAAAAGCGCAGAGGCCTTTTAAGGTTTGGAATACGCTGCTTTTAATGCCAAGCTCTATAACTGCTGCAGGGCGATTATTTCTAATCGTTGCAAAAGAAACTTTTGTGATCGGGAAAAAACTCTCGCCAACATTTCCGCCTTCACCTGGTTCAGGATTATCATCAATGTAATCTTTTCTATCGTCTTTATTGGGCTCAATAACAAGTTCTTTATTTACAAGCCCAATTTCAGGGTTGTCAACGCAAGTGCTTGTGTCAATACACTCTAATGTAATGAATTGGCTTCTTTCATCTTTTCTTGTGTCATCTTGATCAACTGTTGTATCAGGCTCAAAACGTGATGCCGATCTTTTTGTCACTTTCCAAACAGTACCGCCAATGGAAAATAATTCACCAAGTTGCATTACTTCATCAGCGGCAAATTGCATGGATCGAACAGTGCTGTTAATGTCGTCCACAGCAGGGCCTTTGCCATCACCTTCGTTTTCTTCTGTATGTCTATACAAATCCTTGTCAATAGATGTTCTGGATATTAAAAATACTACTTTGTCCCCTTCTTCAACTGTTACAACTTTTTTCAGCTTGTTGCTATCCGTTTGGTCCTCGCTTCCATCCTTGCGCTTTAACTTAAATAAACCCATTCTTGGGCTGTAGTTTCTTCCCTTCCCTTCTGCTGATACTTCATTTTTTTCTACCACTGCTTTGCGCATTTTGGTTGAGTTGTATTCCACGCCTTCATCTCTGCCAAAATTTTGGTCACCAATGATTTTAATCCGTTCAGCTATCTGCTGACGCTGAGCATTTTTTTTTCCATCCTTAAAAACAGAAATAGCTTGATAATTTAAGCGGTAAGAATTTCCATTTGCGATCGCTCCATAAACACCAAACTCTGTATTATTTGCAGGCGAAAATGCGTGGCAAAAGCCTGTATCGTTGACAACAAGTCTGGTCGGACACAAAAATACTTCTTCATTCCCCTTAGGCCCATCAGGATCACCGCTAGCAAACGAACCTTTTGTGCCGTACCTCTTGTCATCTCCAACAATACGTTTACCGTCTTCTGTATCTTGCCTCCAATAAAAAGCAAACTGATCACTAAATATTTGGTCTAAAGCATTGTTGCCCAAGAAAATACCTTCTAAATCTGGCTTATCAATACCGCTATTTCCCGCATTGTTGACTAAGCCCTGCTCCCCAACCACAAATAACATCTTCGCCTGTTGATGCGCTCCATGGCTGAACATGCGCGACCACACCATTTTTGGTGTGACGAGCATTCCGCCAACGTTGTCAGTT